TAGATTTACAATCGACTGATTTTTTTGATCCGCTTGAAGAGAAGAAAGGTCCTGTGACTCTTGAAGAGTATATACAACTTTTAGAACATCACCAATGTCTTATCGAATATATTGACCCATACGAGCAGAATGAATGTTTAATTGCGAATTGGCCAGAACATATTGTGCCAGAGACAACACACATGGAAATCCATCCGAGTACCATTATGGGAATTCTAGGAAACATGATTCCTTTTCCTAATCATAATCAGAGTCCGCGTAATCAATTGAGCGCAAGCCAGAGTAAACAGGGTCTCAGTATTTATGCTACAAATTGGAAAAACCGTTATGATAATTCAGCACATATTTTATGTTATGGTGAGACACCTCTTGTCAGAACTATTTACCAGGATTATGTGGGGAGTGGTATAATGCCCTATGGTCAGAATATTATTTTGGCAATGGGGATGTATGGCGGCTACAATCAAGAGGATGGTATTATTATGAATGCCGATGCGCTAGCACGAGGACAATTCCGTAGTATTTGTTATAGAACTTATGAAGTATTTGAAGAAAATGATGCTTTGGCAAAGACACAAACACGTATTGGAAATCCAAAACATGTTCCAGGGTGGTTGGATATTAAGGCGGCCCTGGATTATTCAAAAATAGATGATTCTGGTTTTGTAAAAGTAGGTGAATATGTAGATCAAAATACGGTGATTGTGGGTTCTTATTTACAATTGGAAAATGGTTCTATTAAAGACGCAAGTGTAACTCCTCAAGTCTGGACACGAGGGCGTGTAGAGGAGGTTTTAGTCACTGTGGGGAACAATGGATTACGTCTCGTAAAAATTCGCGTGACACAAGACCGTGTACCAGAACTGGGCGACAAATTTTCAAATAGACATGGACAAAAAGGAACCCTGAATGTTTTGTACCGTGGCCATGATATGCCGCGAACAGCTGATGGAATTGTTCCTGATATGATTATGAATCCTACGGCAATTCCGAGTCGTATGACGATTGGTCAGATTTTAGAGCAGATTTGTGGAAATGTGGCGGTAAATCTCGGAGCGGTTGGAAATTGTACAGCCTTTATGAATGATGGAAGTCCGCATAAATACTTTGGTGAGGTTTTGGAAAAGTTAGGTCTTCATCGAATGTCCAATCAGATTCTATATAATGGAATGACGGGTGAGCAGATTCAAGCGGATATTTATATGGGAATTGTGTATGGCATGCGTCTGAAACATATGACAGAAGATAAATGGAATGCGCGTGGGGAGGGACGCAGAGAGCAGCGTACCCATCAGCCAACAGGTGGTCGTGGAAATGAGGGTGGTCTGAAGATTGGTGAGATGGAACGTGATGCTATTTTAGCACATGGTGTATCCTCGTTTATTCAAGAATCATTTATGTTACGTAGTGATGGTACGAACTTTGTGCTATGTAATGGTTGTGGTACGATTCCAATATATAATGAGGCTGAGAAACTCTATATTTGTCCTTTGTGTGATGGACCTGTACGATATTCGGGTGAAACGGCGAATACATTGGAACCCATTCCAGCCTTTGTACGAAGTGCGACATCGTTCAGTAAAATTCAACTGCCGTATGCCACAAAACTTTTAATACAAGAAATGGAGACGTTTACGAATATGGGTATACGAATGTTGACAGAGCGTGATGTTACTCGCCTCAAGGGTTTGGATAGTGTTGAACAACTAACAGCGGCAGAGATGGAGGGTATCTCACAGCCTTTGCCAGAACGTGTATTTCCTGAAACAGCCCCACCACCGGAACTTGTTGAACAGCCTATTGCCATTAAATCAAATGAAGAGGAAATCTTGGCAAAACTCACAGCACTTGAAGCACCAACACAAGTTCCCTTTGGTGCTCCAGCACCGCTTGAGTATGTTCCTACAACACCAACACCGCTTGAGTATGTTCCTACAACACCAACACCGCTAGGACAATTTGTGCCAACAACACCTGTGGGATCACCGCAGTATGCTCCCACGACACCGCAGTATGCTCCCACGACACCGCAGTTTGCTCCCATGACACCGCAGTTTGCTCCCACGACACCTTCACCTCTTCAGGGAAATCAAGTTACACTTGATGGGGCAGCACCTGTAATTAATATTGATACAAGTCCCGCAGCATTACAACGAGAAGGACTTTCTGCTTCTGTCTCTGCTACAGGACCTTCAGCCCCCCCAACATCGTTGAATGCTGCGAATGCTGCAAATGCCGTCCCACCAAAACCTCGCCGTAGATTTAATCCACGACCATCTTCACAAATGGCACCACAAGTACAACAGCAAGCTTTTCCGCAAGTACAGCCACAAGTACAAGAAACAAACCTTCCAGTAATACAGCAAGTACAGCCCCAGCCACAAGTAGTACAAGAAGTATTTGGTCAAGGAAGTCCAGCAGCAGCCGCCGCAATGGATGAGGCACCACTCGTACAATTGGGTGGATTTGATACACCACAACCTATGTCACAATCAGGTCCTCTAACAGTCATAAAACTTGGATAAATAAAAATTGATTGCTTAAAACATATTCCGTTCATGTTAAGAAGAATGGAATCCCAACCCTATGAAGATATTCTTATTCGGTCACGGGCAACAATTCTTGAAATGCTCGAAGACCGTGGGTTTGATACGACACGTTATGCAAAACTTACAGGCCCTGATATTCTGAAATTGTTACCTGATGCCAAGAATCCCGGTGGATTAATGATGGATGTATCACACCGCACAGATCCTGAGCGTCGTGCTGTAGTATTATATAATACACAGCGCATTAAACAATCTGTTACTCAATATATTAAAACAATTGTGGATAATGAAGAGAATACACCCGAGAAAATTAAGAAAACAGACTATATTGTTATTACTCTTCCCCTTGAAGAAATTGCGGAAACCTTCGATAAAGCGGCCCTCGATGCATGGAGGAAACATCAGATGCGCATTCAATTCTTCAATATGGCCCGTCTTGTTCTAAATCCTATGAAGCACATTACACAACCCAAGTTTGAGTATGTTCCACCCGAGGAGCACACGGAACTTCTAAAGCAATGGCATTGTCGAACAAAGACACAATTTCCTCTTATTCGATTTCATAATGACCCTGTTGCCCGCTATATGGGTCTAATTCCTGGAGATATTGTAAAAATTACACGAACATCCTATTCTGCGGGGGAATATATATTGTATAGATTGTGTACTTAGTTTCTTAATAAATCTATAGTTTGAGTCAAACCACTCGTGTGATTTAACTCAAAACCCGAATTATCTATATAAAATAGCAGCCAGAACAGAGAATGGCATCGTGGGAAGAAAATAAAGCCAGTTTTGAACAAAGAGTAAACTTATTGAATTCACAAACGAGTGATCAGAAAATTACAGATCTCGTGACAACTATGAATATAGGGATCAAGAATTATACGGCCCGTGCGGGTATTAAACCACAAGGTGCTACCAATGATGTGGATTATAATAGTGCTACACAAACATTCAAAAATTTATCAGATTTACAAAAACAATACGCAGACTTAAATAAGGATATTACACGCTTCATATCATATTCATCCAGTAATCAAGATGTACAAAGCAAACTAGCACAGGTGGGACAACTTAAGATATCGATAGCCGATCTCGAAAAGGCATTAGAAGAAGCAAAACAGGATGAATCTACATCAAAATCCCGACAAGATTCAGTACAAAATACGCGCAGAAATATTTCCATGTATCAAGGATTTAGCCATTATATAGGTCTCGCAAGGCCTATCCATACCTATAGTATACCATTTTTAATTGGATTTGGTATTTTATTCTTATTTTTTAGTGGACTTTTACTCAAAGAGTTTTTTGCAGCTCCACCGGATTCTTATAACACTGGGTCAAGTTCTGAATCTGTATTTTCTTTTTTCACAGATTCTCGTTTCTATTCCGCTCTTGGTGGAATAGTATTTGTATTTACGGTAGTCTCTATTTTGGCAGCAACAGGACGATTAGGAAAGAGAGTATGAAGATAGAATCATTTCTAGATAAAAGTAGAAGAATCGCGAGATGAGTACATTTTGTGGAGGAAATGGAAATATACCTGCAATGACAACAAGTCAAATGCAATTACCGTATACACCCTCTTTAGGAAATAGGGCATTTTTACCAAATCCTCTACCATCACTAAATAATGACGGTTTTGTAGAAGATAGTTGGCTTCAACAATATATCAATAGCCTACAATCATCAGGCGTACTACCAACTCCTCCTCCGCTCAAAAATTTAGCAAGTTCTCCTGGTGGTTCCCCGGATTCTAATGAACCTTTGGCTAATTATACAGCTAGGATGAGAACTATTGCTGAACAGATTAAATCCGAGTATTGTTTTTATGAAAGTCAGTATTTTGCCGCAGTTGATGTTTTTTTACAGAGTATTGCGGATGCCAGTGTGGGTAATAGTACAAGTAACTCTGTCCAACCAAAATTGGATATTGCCCGAGGGGCAAATCAGCGTATAACGGTATTTACACAAGTTGTGAATGCTATTTCGAAATATAACTATACACAAACACAAAATTGGAATGTGGAGATTAATTCTATGAATCAACAATTTTCTAAGAATGCTGCTTTGTTGAGAGAACAAGGAGATATTTTAAATAAGTCCACTGCCGCCGCTGATTTGAATAAGCGAATGATTTCCTATACGGTTGAAAAGAACAAGGCGAACACGAATCTTTTATCCCTTTATACGATACTAAATGCTAGTGCTATAGCAATGCTTATTTATATTTCTCGTTCTCAATAAAATACAGTAAATACAGTAAATACAGTAAATACAGTGAAAAGACGTTTTTTACATCCATGGTAGAAGGAAATCTATCATGAGTAACCCCACAATAAATCAAATTCTAGAACTTCAAGATGTGGAACTTGCAAATTCTCTGGCAGGTTTAAAACAAGATTCATCACAACTTGCAAATTATATAAGTTCGAGGAAGGCGAACCTTTATAATCAGGTTGTACAAGAGCACTCCGACACATTTCAAAAAACGTATGGGGATATGGTTCGATCAAATGATACGATTAATAATACAATGTATTATTTTGTTCGTAATAAGGATTTGGATAAGTTACAATCAAGCGTTCTGGGTCGTTCTCAACAAGAGGCAGAAGCCGCAAGCTTTGATGCTCAAACGGGAAAACGTCAGGTGGAAGTAAATCAATGGACATCCAGTAACAAACAGGATACACTCTTTTTTCTTCAACTCATGCTCATTTCATTCACATCATTAGCAATTCTCTTATACTTACAACGCCTTGGAGTAATCCCCCTCTCGATTTTTACAGGAATCTCGACACTTCTAAGCATTGCTGTTATCCTCACATTAATTGTACGCGCACAATACACGAACAAGACACGTGACAACAAATACTGGAACCGCCGCCGCTTCCAGCAGATGGGTGGACCTCCGGCAGTACCTTCTTGCAATCCTGTCCGTGAACTATATGATGAAGTGGGGGAAGCCGTTTCTTCCATTGAAAATCAAGCTCAAACAGGTCTCGCAAACTTTGGTAATTCGGTAGCTGCCGCCGCTACGGCATTTAGCAGCACACCATCTACCCCTGCATAAAATAAGATTCTATCACCATTTAGCGGCAACATATCTATAACAAATGCCTCTAGAATGAATAGAGGATAAATGGCATCCAATGCAAAATGCCTAATAAATTCAAACGAAACAAAAACATTTAATGATTATTTGAATTCGTGCCGCAAACCTGAGGATACAACACGTGCGAATAACTTTTTCTCAGAATCAATTATAAATTACAAGAGTATTTTTCAAGGATTGCGCGCTCAATATACGGATCTTATTACAGCAGCAAATTCACAGAATTCTATTTTAAGTTTATCAGGAAATACTACACCGGGTGTTGATACACAAATAGAAGGTCTTCAAAAAAAGAAAGAGAAGCTTAAACAAGAAATTCAACATTACCAGGGAACTTCTGAATCATCAAATCGCATGTTTTTGGAGGATATTATGCATGGAACACCCAAGGCAGAAATGTTCCCAAGTTTACAAGATATTTCTCTTGGCCTTTTCATATTTGGTTGGGTCACTATTTGTATTATTTTAGTGCTCGTGCGATGGAAATCTCCTGGAGGAACGTGGAGGGCAGGTATTTTTACATTGATTCTCTTAATTCTTGTAACTCTTTGTTTGTATGCCTTGCTTTCGAGCGTTGTCTAGTCCTCGGCTTCACCTTCGTTCTCGCCTTCATCGCCTTCCTCAATCTTCTCTAGTTCCTTATCATATTCCTCGGCATCTTCATCAGAACCGAAGATACGAATATGCTTGTATGTTTTTCCGTCTGAAGGAACCTGAAATGTTTCATTCAGACGAATCCGAAATTCATTCTGTGTAAGTTTCTTACCAGAAGAATTCTCCTCTAGTTGCCAATTACGATAGACAGCCCACAATTTGGGAAACATGGGTGGCTCATCATATCCTGGAACACGACGAACACGCGCGCCAAGAAACTTGCCGAAACTGTCATGACTATTCTTGTAATTTGTAGATGCTTGCATCACGATTTCAGGAATCTTCTTGACACCGTTGGGACAATAGCGAGTCTCATAGTAATGTACAAGAAGCGAGAAGAAAGGAATGCGCCATTGCTTGAGTTTTTCGTCCATCATATCGTCGCGTGGATAAATGTGATTTGTAAGATCCACGGGCGTCTCGGATGGATTGACGAAACGGCTGTCGAAAGGAATGACACGAATACGACGCCACGTACCACCATCCATGCTATGAATGGGAGGCATACGATTACAGGCCATGAAGATTTTGCCCATAATCTTGAAACGCTCCTGGTCCTTAAAGAGACCACGCGCTTCCACAAGATCCTCTCCTGAAAACTGCTTCATGCGCGCACTGTTAATGGGCTCGTTTTCATCAGGCTCCTTCATATCGATGAAGCGACACGCCTTGATGCCCATAATATCAGGATTGGCGGCACCACTTTCGGGGCGCTTTCGTGTGAGGGCTGTAGTACTTAGGGAACCGGCATACTGACCAAACACGCTGCTCATGAGATCGGTAAATTTGGATTTACCATTACCACCAGAACCTGTCATGATATAGAAGCACTGTTCCTTGTTGGCGCCCTCAAGGCAGCCCGCGGCAATCGTGAGAACATATTCACGCAAATCGTCGGCTGGAAAGAGTTTTCTAAAGAATTCCATGATTTCGCCTTGGACCGGATCGGCGGCATTGTAGGGTACATATTCTACAGGTTCTTTTCCATCCGGTGTGACACCCAACTGTAGGCTGACATAATCGGTGGGCCGTCCTGGCATCAAGGTCGGCTGATATTTAATAAGTTTCCCCTTATCATCCGTGAGAATATGGCGCAAGTGAAGAACACCATTGGCACAACCAATCATGTAAGGATCCTGGTTCAAGAGTTTGATGAATTGTTCGTTATAAAAGAGTTGTACACACTCCTTCATGATACTGTCCTTGAAATTGGCACTGTAAAGATTCTTCTCAAAATCGAGAAGTTTCGCCAAGTCCTCATTCATACGCTTGTATTCCTCCTCATTTTTACATGTGGCACTCATACTTCGCACGGCAGCTCGTGCTTCACTCACAAGTGTGGCAACATCGTTATGAATATGCTCTTTGAGTTTCATACCCTGGGGGATATGAACCCACACATGTTCGCGGAACTCGAACCATTCGGTAGAACGGTTGTCAATGGAGCAGATATAGCGTTCATGAAAGAGTTTCTTCATAATACTCGCTACGTGGTGGTGCGTGCCTCCCTTGAAGGTGCTACCAACCTTTCGAATGTAGTTGATGATGTTATCGCCCATAATTTTCTTGTACTCTTCTGGATTGTCCTGACGTGCCCAGAAATGAAGGCTGCCAGCCGTGAGTTTGCTGGAAGAATTATCACGCTTCATACTTCCATTGGCCCACTGACGGCGTAGTTGTGCGATATCATTGCCAGCGAATTTGGAAGACTTTTTACTAAAGTCCATCCATGTATTGAACATTTCGTCGCTCGTGTCGATATTACGAAGACACCAACCGACTTTGATCCATGTATCATATTCGTCGGCACGATTGGCAGACAAGCATGTTTTTGCTAGATTACGAATCAAATCGAGTTCGGACTCTGGTTTAATATCGTGCATATACGGTTCCCAGAGACCTGGATTTGTTTCGACAAGTTCATTTTCGCCCGCGGCAGCGACAGGTTTGGGTTTCGCCCACTCAGCAATCTGCTTATATACACTCTCTTTCAAGGTATCACGCACAAGAAGAGGTGCTGCGAGATTGTAGCGAATGCTGAGCGTCTGAAGAATATCGCGAGGCATATAATTTTCAATAGACTCTTGACTAAATCTTCCGCTTGTAGGAACGTATTTGAAAACATGTTTAAGTTCATAAGGAGGAATATCCGTTTTGGATTCACCGTAAAACATCCAGCCATTCGCTTTGGGTCCGACCAACAGTTTATCAAAGACTTTCTCATCATCATTAATATATCCAGTTTCCTTGAATGACTTTTTTACAGCATTGGCTTCAAGAATCTTGTGACGTACAAAGGATTGTAGTTCAGCATTCAGGGTGAAATCAGGACAGAGAATATGAATACCGTCTTTGATCACCTTTTTATTCTTACGTTCTAGATAGGGTTGTGGGCGCAAGGTTACAAAGAAACGAATACGACCTTTCATTTCGAAATATTCTTTGAGAACATTTAGAATTTCAGTAATAAAGGCTTGAATCATGTCTTGTGTGAATGCGTGTGTAAGGGCTTTTTCGATAGGATATTCGAAATCCAAGTCAATGGTCAAGGGTGTAATGCCGTCTGGCTTGCGCTGTTCCACGAGATTCATGGGGCGAAGACGACGTATAATAAGATGGTCGTGAAGAATATCGAGAAATTGGGGGTAGTCAGCATCGCTCACAAACCACTTCCCCTTGTGATCGCCCATGGCGGTGAGACTGAATTCATGTCCTTTCTCATAGACCTGCCTTGATCGCAAGAAGTCGTGGACTTTGCTATTGAGAAAGACGTCCACCATTTGATTGCTGTTGGCCATGACTAATCGGGGGGCCAATTTTTAATCATTGGTAAACGCATTTAATAAGAAGATAGTCTAAACATATAGAAGAGAAGATAGTTATGAGCGCAGTAAAGCGCTGTATGGCGGATATTGCGGAATTACAAACGGCGTTTTACGCCACACAAGGGATTTATTATAGTGCGGATGAGAATGATTGTAAACAGGGCTATGCCTGCGTATTTGGACCGGAGGGGACGCCGTATGAAGATTGTCCAATGCTCTATCATTTTGAAATCCCTTCTACCTTTCCTTTTGACCCCCCGAAAGTTTTGTTCAGAACCTATGATGGGTTAACGAGATTCCATCCCAACATGTATAAGGATGGTAAGTGTTGTCTGAGTATT